CCCGTGCGTAGCCGGTCGCCTTCACTCTGAGCACGCTTCCGTGACGGACATACACCTCGCCCGCACCCGTACCGTCGAACGTCGCGTCGCACACGCATTCTCCGTTGAGGATGGTCATCGGGGCGTTCGTCACGCTGACGTTCTCGTCCGCCCACACGCCGTGGTTGTGTATCACGTCGCCGAACTGACGCTTTATGGTCTTCACGTCGGGCCAGTTGTGGTCGATGCAGAAGTCTATGCCGCGCACGAACTTCCTCACCATCTCGTCCTTCGAGGTGTTGTCCTCCCATTCGTTTGTCCACTGCTGGCAGAGGCCCAGTCCCATAGCCTCTGCCTTCATCTTGTCGGATAACTGTCTTTCTTTCATGTGGTTTCCTTTTTTATTTCACGTAAATCTTTGACGATCCGTTGCTTACCTTGCGCGTCCACGTCACTATCTCGTCTATGCGGTCGTTACGCACCTGGGCGAGCGTCACGAGCTGGTTCATGGCTGCAAGCTGACTCTTCTGTATCTCGCTCATAGCAGGAAGAATCGACACGTTCGTGGCTATCGCCTTGATATTCTCGCGGTTCACGCTCACGTCCAGGCGGATGGCGTTCAGATAGGCGGCGAGGAGGTCGGCGGTCTCTTCCGTCACACCCTTTATGGTGTTCGTGGTCGATGAACTGCCGCTCTCGGAGAAGTCCCAGCCTCTGCGCTTCAGCTCCTCAAGGATGGCGGTGATGTTCGCCACGCTGTTCTCACCGGCTGAGTAGAGGTCGGAGGCGAGCTGTGTCACGTCATACTCGTCCAGCCTGCCCTTCTTCTCTATCTGCTGCGTCAGGAAGTCGAGGGGATTCTGAAGGGCCTGCTCCATTATCTTCTGCGAGATGATGTTCTTCGTGAGGTCCTTCACCATTTCCTTCGCCTTCTTCTTGTAGGCGTCGATGGCGTCCTCGCCCTTCTCCCAGGCGCTCACCACGGCGTCTGTCAGTTGGCTTGCCCAGCTCTTCATGTCCACGCCGTACAGCTCCTTGAGGAAGTTCTTCGCGGCGTTCTTTATAGAGCGCTCCATTTCCTCTATCTGCTGGTCATAGTCGGCCAGCTTGTCCTTGTCCGTCTTCTTCTTCGCGTCCTCGTTGGCACGCTGACGCTGTAGCTGGTCTCGCTGTGCCATCAGTCCCGTCAGCTCGGCTTGGTAGGCGTTCGTCGGGTCTGCAAGACTCTTCTGTGCCGCCTCGTACGTGTCCTTGCTGTATTCGCTCGGGTTAAAGCCGAAAGTACGCATCAAGTAGCTCTTCTCGCCCTTCTCGTAGCTGCTGACTATCTTGTTCATCTTCTCCGTCGTCTTCGCGTCCATACGATAGTTATAGATGCCGCCCAAGCTGTCCTCGATGGCGTTCTTGATGGTGGTCTGCATGTTCTCAAGGGCTTTCAGCTCGCGCTCTGCTAACTTTATCTGACGCTCCTTCTTAGCGTCATGGGCCTTTGCGAAAGCGGTTATCGGACCCGTTATGACGCTTGCCGCACCGCTCACCACTGCACCGATGTCGCCGTTCTTCACACCGTTGAAGGCCTTCGAGACGCCGCCCGTGATGGAGCCTATTGACGACACCACTGCCTGTGCGTCCTGCCATCCGTCGCTCTCGGTGTCTATGCCGAGAGCGTCTGCCATGTCCTTGAATTGGTTGAAGGCGTCGCTTATGCCGTTGGCGATGTTGGCTATTTCGCTGAGGGCGCTGCCGATGTTCTCGAAGCGCTTCTTCAGCGTCACGCCTTCTCCCACCAGCTTCTTGCCGATTCTGATAAGGTCTTCACCGGTCGCCTTGAGCTTCAGTCCTTCATCCACGAGATTTATGTCGTTCTTTATCCTGCCCTCACGGATCTTCTCCTCGCCAGCAGCCACGCTGGTCGCGCCCATTGAGATTTTCGCGTTGCCTTCTTCCGTCTTGCGCTCGGCTATGCCGATGATGCCGCCGTTGAAGAAGCCCTTTCTGCGCTCGCTCAGCTTGCGCAGCTGCTCGTCTATTTGCTGTATCTGCTTCGCATACTCTCTTGCGTCGATGCTGCCGTCTCTCAGGGCTGTGTTAAGGTGTTGGCGGATGTCTGCCGCCACCTCACGAGCCTTCACCTCTCCCATCTCCGTTATCGCACCGAAGAAGTTCAGGTAGTCCTGGCTCTGCTTGAACTGGGCGTCCATTACCTGTCCCTTCTCCTTGTCGCGCATCTGGCGGAAACGCTCGGCGGTGGAGGTGTCGCCGCGCCTGTCAGCCTGCTTTATGGGTTCGGCCCACTTCGCGTCCACGGCAAGCAGCTTCTCCTCCCAAGTCGCCGTCTCCTTGATGGCGTCAGCGGCTTTCTCCAGATAGCCCGTATAGTTGTTTCTGACGAGGTCGGTTATCTTCTTCCACAGGTTATAGGCGTCGGTGTTGTCCTCCAATGCCTTCTTCGCCGTGGCGTCGGTAGCGTTCAGCAGACCGTCTATCTTTCTGCCCGTCATCTCCTCGAACATCTGGGCCATGCCGCGGGTCTGGTCGTCCCACATCATGCCGTCCCTGAAGGCAAGCGAGGCGAAGTCCTCGTCGCCGGTCTTCTCCAACAGCGCCTTATGGAGGTCTGCCTGACGGATGCCTCTCTCCAATATCTCAGCAAAGTCAGCAGCCAGTCGGTCCGCCTCGGGCTTCAGCATCTCGGAGTATTTCCATTCGCTTCTCTCCCTATGCAGCGCAGTAATGGCTTTCTTTCTCTCCGTGGTGGTAGCCTTCAGCGCCCCCTCTAACTTCTCTAAGCTCTCCAGATATTTGTCGAAGCTAAGGTCGCCCACCTCAGGGAACAGCCCTCTGACCATATCGTCAGCCTTCTGCGCCCCCCAGTTCGGAAGCCCCTTATACTTCTGATACATCTGACGGGCAGACTTAAACGCATTAAGACGCTCCTCCCAAGCCTTCAGCTCCTTATCCTCCTTGTCACCCTTGACCTTAGGAGTCTTGTTGCTCTTCTTGTCCTCTGGGATAAACCTGTATCCGAGGCCTTGGGCTACGGCATTCCACATGTCATTGTAGTCTTTCCTTGCCTTGGCTATCTCGGCTTTCGTAGCGCCGCCTCGCTCTCTTGAGCGCACCTCGTTAGCGAGGTCTTGCATGGCGGTCTGGGCGTTGTTCTTGGTCTTATACCACGAACCTTCCTCGATGAAGCTCGACACGAGGTCATACTTTCTTTGGTCAAGTCCTAAGTTCTCGTACACCCTCTGCTGCATCGAGGTCTTGCCGGTCACTTGATTCGGTTTCTTGCCAGAGTCAAACTTGAAGTCTGTAAGTTCCTCAAGCTTCTTTCTTATCTGGGGTATGAGCCAGTCTGCCTCGCTCATTATCTGAAGGAGCATGTTCTTGAAGCGGGCAGGATTCTCCTTGCACCAACGCTTGAAGTCCTTGCCGTAAAGACCGAAGTCTTTCTGCATCGACTTGATTATTCGCGGAACGTCGTCCTCGGCTATCTGGTTTATGTCCGAAGTCACGTCTCCTGCTTTCTTGCCGATGCTATGGATAGAGAAGGCGATGCTCTTGTTCCATTTTGTCATCCTTGCTTGGAACGTACCCCATTTTCTGCCGCCCTCCTCTGAGAGGATGCGGATCTTCTCTTCAAGGGTCTTGCTTGCGTCAGCAGGCTTCAGCAGGGAGTTGGCCACGCTCTCCATCTTGGCTCGCGTGCGTGAGTCCAAGGCGGACAGCTGGCGTTGATAAGCGTCTGACGACTCCTTCATGTCCTGAAGGTTCTTCTCAAGGGAGTCGTTGAAAGGATTCCCTGAGCCTACCCAGCCGCCAGTCGCACCAATGGCGTTTGCGATAACCTCGGCATCGCCCGAAGCCATATTCTGGGCTCCTTCCACGCCCTTGCGCAGTATCTCATATTGCTCGTTGAGGTCTTTCGCCTTCTTTATCTGCTCGTCGATGGTCTTGGTATAGGCGTTGCTGCTTTCGAGCACCTTCTTCATCTGTTCTATCTGCTTTCTCAGCTCCGCGTCGTTCGAAGCCTTCTTTGCGTCGAGAACATCATAGTAGCCCTTCATCCAGTCCGAGTTCGGGTCTTGCAGACTCTTCGTCTTCTCCTCGATGGCGTCCAGCTCGCCGTAGATGCTTGACGCTATCTGCACGATGCCGCCGATGGCAAGTCCCCACCAGCCGCCGATAAGGTTGAAGACGCTGCTGAAGCCGCTCTTCAGTTTCGTGCCGGCCATGTTCATTACAGCTGCTGTTCTGCCGCCGTTGAGGATTATCTGCTCCTGTCTGGCGGTTATCTGACCCATGATGGCAAGCTGTCTTATCAGCTCCTTCGACACGAGGCCCTCCTTCACGGCTCTCTGCATCTGCACCACTGACATCTTGCCTTCAAGGGCAAGACGGCTCATGGCGGCTGAACGTGACGTGACATCGGCAAGCATATATGCTCTCTTCTGCACATTCTGAGTCGCTATCTGCTGTGTTATCTTGCCTTCAAGCACCAGTTGCTGCTGTTCGATGGCGTAAGAGCGAAGTTGCAGCCTTGTCTTGTCGCCAAGATTCTTTTCCAGAGGATTCAGAGACGCAAACCCTGTGAGCTTCTTCAAGGCGAACACGCTCATGAACGAGAGCATCGCGGGCGTCAGCTTGTCCATAGCCAGCACAAGGTCGGTGATGCGGTCTATGAAGAACATGAAGACACCGCCGACGACGTTCTTGCCGTCGGCAAACTTGCTGAGCATTATCTCCCAGGCGTCTATCAGCTTGTTCCATCGTCCGAGAAGCGTCTCGCTCAGAACGAGCTGCATATTATAGAACTGACCGCCCTCGTCGGTCATCTTCCACAGCACCTTCTGAACGTCCTCAAAGCTAACCTGGCGCTTGCTTATCATCTCCTTGACGTCACGCTCGGTATAGTCCTTGCGGTTGTTCTTGCCCTCGCTGTTATAAAGCTCCGTAATGCGGGCAAGAAGCGGAAGACCCGCATAGGCGAACTGCCTAAGCTCCTTGCCGTCAAGCCATGAACGGGCCTTCACCTGTCCGTAGGCAAGACCAAGACGCTCGAAGCTGACACCGAGTCCCGAAGCGATATCAGCAAGGCGCTTCGCTGTGTCGTAGAGGTCGTCCGCCTCCACGCCGAACGCTGCCAACTGCTTCACGTCTCGGTTAAGCTCGCCGAACTTGAAAGGAGAACGGAGAGCCAGCTGCTGTGTCTGCTCGAACAGCTCGTCAGCTTTCGCCGCATCTCCAAGGATAGAGCGTAAGGCGATGTGCTGCTGAGCAATCTCACCACCTGTCTTCACCACAGAGTCAAAGAACTGTTTCGCACCATAGACAATGCCGCCCTGCAAAAGCAGAGACTTCACATCTCCAAGAATACTGCGCATATTGCCAGCCTCCGCATTTGCCCCCGCAAAAGCAGCCGCCAAATCCCCCCTGACCTTAGCAGCCGTCTTAGCCACTTCCTGCTGGTGTGCCCGCTCCCGCTCAATGCTCTCCTCCTTCTCGCGGTTCGTCTTCTCCTGCGCCGCATTTATCGCCCTCTGGTCTTGCAGCACTCGTCCTGCCAGCGTAGTGTCATGCCCCGCACCGATATTTCCTATGCGGCCTACCACATTCATCTTGCCATTCAAAAGATCAACGCTTAACTGTCTAAGATAGCGCATGATGTAGATAAGACGGTGTATCTCCTTCTCCGTCTTGCTCACATCCGCACCTAAAGCCACACCACGGCTAAACTCACGTCTCAACGCCCTCACCTTGTTTCCAAGCGAGTCATAACGAGCCTCCGCTGCCTTTATCTCAGACAATCTCTGCTTGTTGTCGCGCTCTTCCTGCCTTCTTTGCTCACGTTTTGCGGCTATAGCCCTGTTCACGCTCTCCGCCGCATATCTGTTCGCCTCTCTCTCTGCCTCCGCTGCCTTCTGTGCCTCTATCTTACGGGCCTGTATCCTCCGCTGCACAGCAGCCTCCACAATAGCCACATTCCGTTTCTCAGCAGCCTCCGCCTCCTTATTCGCCGCTATCGTCTTACTCCTCTCTCTCCTATACGCGCTCTCCGCCACAGTCGCCTTCGTCATCTCCACAAGCACGTCAGAGATGAGGTTTCTCATCTGCGATGCGTCCGTCAGCATTGTCGGATTCAGCTTCGCGGCGTTAAGACGTGCCATGATCTTGTCAAGCTCAGTGATGCTGCCGCCAAGCATACCAGTCATAAAGCCCTTCCGTGTTCCCTCAGACATAAGGTCACGAAGTCGCGCCAGCTTCTCCGTCACACGCGCAAGATCCGTCTCCACCTTCGCTGCACCACCGCTGAACAGCGAAAGCGGATTATCCTTCTTAAACGTAGCCACGATGTCCTGCACATCCTTCTTCGCCACGTCAAGCAGCTTCTTGAAGCTGCCAAGCACATTGCTGTCATCCACGCCACCGCTTTGGAGAAGACGTGTCATCTCCGCCCTGAACCCTTCCAACGACTTCTTGGCGTTGTCCAGACTCTTCGTGTCCACGTTCGGGTTAAGCGCCTTGGTGTTGTCAAGCTTCTTCTCCTGACCGATGATGTCCTGGAGCAGCTTTATATAGTCAAGGGCATTCGATATCTTCGTTCGCCATTGTGAGACATCCGCCTCCTTGCCTTCCGTTTTCGCGAGAACCGCCAGTTCTGCATTAGCCTTTCTGAGAGCTGCCGCAGTCTCTTCGAGTCCTTTGGCTTTTAACAGCGTCCCAGTAAACGCGTTGCTGTCTCTAAGATTTTTGAGTATCTTGGCTATGCCGGATATCTCCTTTGAATTCTTGGCAATATACGCATTTGCCTCTCTGAATATCCTCGCAAAGTTATTCCCGTTGACACCCTCAAGCGCCTTGACAAGACCCTCGCCCTCCCGCTTCGCTTTTTGCGTAGCCTCGTCCACGCCCCTCATGCCCTTGGTTATCTTCTCGATGGCCTTGCTCATCTCGTCCCTAATCCCAAGACTCAACCACAAACTTCCAATATTTCCGTCTGCCATAACATCCTTACATTATCCTATTAAAAAAAACGAGGAGCAGCAGCCCTTTTCAGCCCACTGCTCCTCGCCCCCATTCCTGTCCTCAGCCCTTCCTACGCTGCCACAGCCGCCTTTGTAAGCCAAGCAATGCTCTTCAGTCCAGCACCCTCAACAGAACCGCTGAACTTGAATGCGACTGGCTTGGTTCCTGTCTCGTCCCACTGCATAGTCGCATAGAGCGAGAGGTTTGTGATGACCATCAGGTTCTCCTTTGTCTCGTCTACGATACAGATAGTACCGGTCATCTTAAACTTCTTTGTCTCCAATGCCGTACCGGTATAACCCGTTGTAACGTCAAGAGCGGTGTCGCCAGACCCCTTGATGGTAAACTTGGTGATTTCGCCGACAGCGTCCTCGCCGAACATCGCAGAGAGCAAGTCCTTTGCCTTCGAAGGCACAACCAACTCCACGTTAAAGTCGCCAAGCTCTGCGGTGGTCGCCCAATCGCCGCCAAGACCGATTACCTTGTAATGGTTGACAGTCGGGTCTTCCATCGTTGCCTTCAGTGAGTCAACCTCCACAGGAAGCTCCAACTCCGGGGTAAACTCGATTGTCCCCTTCGACAGGTCTATCAGACTCTTTGAGTACAAGATTGACTTAGGACCTACAAATCGGTCTTTAAGCTCAAGAATTTTCTTCATAGCCATAATCCTTAAATTTTTTCTAAATAGTAAATTATCCCAAAAACATTCATTCTTATAATATCCAGCCCAGCAAGGTTCAGTGATGGCGCCAGCCTCTAGTCCCGCTAGAGCCGCTAGAACTGCCTATCATAAGCAGCCCTGCCTATCACAGCCTCCTCACCTCGTCCTCAGCTGTCCCTGCACTATCGTCACCGCGAACCCGTCACCGTCGTCCGTTTGCAGCGTAACGCGCGGTTTCGTTACGATGATGTTGTCCGTCGAAATCGGAAACTTTTTCATTACCGCACTGACCTTCTCAGACACCGCAGACACATCAAACGCCCCAGGATTCTTTGCCGACACCTTGTTCCTCACATATATCTCTATCTGAGCCGTGGTCGTATAGTCATTGAACGTCCCCTCACTGTTCATCTCATTGTTAAGAATCACAGAAGGAAATACCACCACGATATAGCTGTCCGGCCTGTCACTCACAGCCTTAGGACGGTCATGGGCATAAACCCTGTCGCAAACACCCTTAACAGCATTCCCGACATCATAGTACAGCGTCTTTATGCTTATCATATGTAGCAAATTTTTGTTATCTGAGGCATCACTTCTTTTACAGCGGTCAGTACGTCATGCCCTTGTTTGTTCTGCACATAATCCGCATAAACCATCGGAGCAACAACTATCAAGGCGTAGGTATCTCTCTTCCAAGGTCTCGTGGACTGTAGCTTCCTGATAGCCGCCTTTCTTCCGTCAACGTGTCCCGGACCGATTTCTCCTTTGAACGCCCCGATCTTACCCTTGCTACTCTCGTATGGCTCCACAGCGTCCCACCATCGCGTCACAGACAGCTTTTCTCCGGGACTGAGCGACACTCGGACTGGAGGATCTATGCCCATATCCGCAGCGCCGACCACTCTTTTCAGCTCTCCCTTGTAGTAGATACCAACAGCGAACGAGTTTATAAGGTTTCCCGTAACAGAGATAAATTCCTTCTCAGCATAAGCCGTCCTAAGTACCTCGTAAGCCATCTTCTCCATATTCTCAAGCATAGTCTCCACGGTATACTGCTTGACATCTCGGAACAAACGCCTAAACAGCTGGTCGGAATAATCCTGGTGGACAACTCGCCCATAACCAAACTTCAATTCTGCCATACAATCCTCCTCCTTTTTTCACACCCTCCTCAGACTCCAGTACACCACGGTCCTGTTATTATCACCCTCGCAGTCCTTCACCATACCTTCCTCGATATGGTTTCCGACCTTCACTCTTATCGTGTCGCCGTCAAGAGGAAAGCCTCCCTCCTTCCAGTCGTCGAACCTCATCGGTATCGAAGCCTTTCTCTTGTTCTCGTCCACGTTCTTGTCACCGGTCGTAGTTGTGTCCGTAAAGCTCCTGCCCTTGCCGTCGTACAGCACCAACTCCTCGTCATTCACGGGAGCGTCGTCGTCAGCGAACGGATTGTCCTCGTCACCCTTTCCGGGCACAAGCCTCACTATCGTGACCCTGTGAGGATAGCGTGGGTTGTTGATGATTCCTGTCTCCATGATGCAGCGTTATCTGATTATGTGTGGAACGGGCATTCCGCATCCGTCACGGGACGCACGCTTCACGCCGTGAGAAATCATACGGAAGGTCGATTTGCGCTTGAACACCGAACTCTTGTCCAGCTCCTCGTAGATGGCGTTAGCCTCTGCCTTTAAGGCAGCGATGTCAGCCGAGGACAGTTCATATCCTCCCTCCGTATGACTCCAGTTATTGTCGGCATCAGAGGTGTTGTTCACCTTGCTCGCACCAAGGACATACCATTTCAGCATGTCGGCATAAGCCAGCCGAACCTTATCCTTTTCGCAGGAAAGATACTCCATACCGCCGTCCAGCTCCCTGTCCACCAAGATGGACAGCAGAGCCGCACGGGGCATGCCGAACCTCACCTTGTTGATAAGGTAGTCAGCCACCGAAAGAAAACCATTCTCCGAAGCCATAATCATTCTGTCAAGTTACGTTAAACCTTCTAACCCTTCTTTGTGATGTCGATAATCCAACGATAAGGGAAGTCCAGCATCGCAGGAACTGCGGCAAACATGAGGTCGGTATGCCACTCCTCGTAGTCACCGTTGGCGACTGTTGTGTTGCATAGCAGACCGAGACCCTTGTTTGTCTGCGCGAAAACCTTCTGAACGATGCGGTTTCCGTACTTCTCGAACATCGGCTTGTCAGCAATCTGCTTGCGCTCGTACTCGAAAGCGTCACCGGCAGGACGGAGAACGACAATATTGTCATTCCAGCCCTTAACCTTGACAACCGAGCCGTCGAACTTGAGGTTGCGCTCCTCCTCGTCAACAATCTCAATACGTGAGACTCCCTGAATGTCAGCGAATGCCTTGAGGAACATATCGGTGTTCACGCCGTAATCCTCGACGTAAGCGACATAATGAGCCTTACACCAGTTGATGTACAGCTCCTTAATCTGCTTGTTGCCAAGGAAGGTGTTGTAGAAGGTGTCATAGGTCATCTGCCATACAAGGGCGAGACGGCTCTGGCCGAACTCATCGCGCCACTCGCTCTCAATCTTGCGCATCTGTTCGAGGATGTTACAGTCAGCGTTAGCCCATTCGAGCTTGCCGCACTTTCTGAAATTCTCCTTCGGAATCGGCACCTTGTGAAGCGGAATCTGAATACCGCGAGCGATACCCGTATAGTCAAGCTCACCGGTTGTAGCCAGCTTCGCAACCATGTAGTTCATGGTCATGTCAAGAGAGTCCATCAACGTCTGGGTTTCGTCGCGCCACTGCTTTACGAGGTCGCTGTCGTTGCCGAACTCCTCAAACTGCTTCTCGCGGTAGTTGCGCTCCTCTGCGGTCTCCTTGAAGCCGTCAGTAATGAAGTCGGGGATAGTGGCAGAATAAACTTCCAACGCACCCTTGTCCTTCTGGAACGAGCCTGCGAGCGGAGCACGGAGGTTGGCGAGTGTCGCAGCCTGCAAAGCGGATGCCTCAACTGAGAACGTAGCCACGCCCTTATGGTTGGTAGGCGTGAGGTCAGGCGCGATACGGCCCTGCGTGAGATACCAGCCGTAGTTCACATGGAAGATGTCCTTCTTGTCGATAAACTTCTGCAAGTATCTTGTGTTCTCGGGATCGCTGAAAAAACGCGCCTTTCGGGAATTGTTAAAATCAAACTTTGGCATATCTTTTCGTTTTTGTGTTGTGTGTTTTTCCGATTAGTTCTCTGCGTACCACCACTCTGCGTAGCGGCTCTTGTTCATCGCCTCTACAGCCGGCGGAATCGGACTCATGCGCGACTTCCACATTACCACGTCAGTGCCGAGCAGGCAGAAGTCGTTGAGGTAGCGCGGAGCATAGAACTTGTCACTGCCGGAAAGTGTGTGGAATGGCATGTCAACGTCGCACGGAGCAAAGCAGTTCGGGTTAGTGACCATAGGCAGAACGGTTGCGCCCGCCTTCTCCGCCTCTACGAGAACCGCACCGACCGTGAGAGAGCCGAGAGTCTCCGCAAGTGTAATCTTCCATACGTCCTTGCCGTCCTGCACGTCATCTTCAACCGCAGTCACGAGCACGCCCTTGCTCTTTGTCTTGAAGTCCTTCTGACCAACCATGAGATTGTCACCGACAAACGGAATGTGGTGATAGCCGTCGCGTGTGATATAGATGACTGTATCCGTAGCGGCAGTGGTAGCCTTAGCCACCTCGTAGCTCTTGAGAATCTTGATCGTACCGCCGCTGTTGTCCGCGAAACCGAGGCTGTGCTCTATCAAGTCACCAGCGTAGATCTTGGCTGGACCAGGGAACGGGTTTTTCAGGACACCGCCAATCGGAGGGCGACGGAACGCTTCCTTAACGGCACCAGGCAGGTCAACGAACACATGGCGCTGACCACCGATAGTCATTTCTGACTGCAAGATTACAGCGCCGGTAGCATTGACTGCACCCTGCGCCATCATCTGTCCGTAGTAATCCTTGTTGTTATCCATAACTTTTTACCTTAAAAATTTTAAATGTTTACTTTTCTTTCGGTTCGATGATGTCATCCCACTCGTCGTCACGGATTGTCCTGCCGCCGCCAGAAGAAGAACCGCTGCCCATGTGCGGTATCGCGGTATTGCCTGTAGCACGCTTGAAGTCGGTAGTGTAGATACCCTCTGCCTTTGAAACCAGATCGGTTACATCGGCGTCCTTGTCGGGAATTTCAAGCTTGGAGATTGCAGTGTCAAGAAAGAAATCGTTAAGCTCGAGCTTTGCCTTGTCAAACTTGTCCTTCAAGCCCTTTCTGACCGCTTCGATTGTAGCGGCTCTTGATGCCCGCTTGTCGCGCTCCTCGTTGGCCTTTTCGAGTGCTTCGAGTTTTGCAAGCAGCTTGTCGTACTTATCGTCGGGCTTGTCCTCCCCGTCCTTCTTTCCATTGCGCTCCTCCTCTTCCTTCTTCTTGCGCTCGGCCTCCTCTCTGCTCTTCTTCAGCTCGTCAGCTATGTTCTTGTGCAGATTCTTGTCCATGCGCTTGAGTCGGTTTGCCAACTTGGTAACGATTCTGTCATTCTCGTCATCATCGTCACCCATCTCACCAAGAACGTCATTAAGCTCATCGTCAATGCTCTTCTTGCTGAGTGTGGTAAACTTAGAAGTGTCCTCCTTCTTGTTCACCAATTCCAATAGTTCCTCTATCGTCATCCTGATTTGTGTTTATGTAAAGTGAGACCTTCACCCTACTAATTGCATAAATATACATTTAATATCGCAAAAATACGCATAATTATGCACCCGTCCAAGAAAAATCCATTATTTTTGCATAAACATACACAAAATATTAAACGAGGCTCCCTAAACACCCCATCACCAAAGGCTCAGAAAGGCTTAGGTAGGCTCAGTAAGGCTCAGCCCAGCAAACAGGATAACATGACAAAACTCTCACCATACCGCCTACGCGACGGCTCTCCTGTCTACACCCAGGAGTACATACAGTCTCTCCGAGACGCTGACAAACGCCACCCCGACCGGCTCAAAATCATAGACCAACGGGGAGGACAGGAACGCATGCTCGCCATCGACGCAGACATCAAGATCGTTGGAGGCTCCCGAGGAGGCCCTCTTCTTGTCGATACAAAAGTTGTCACTCCCTTTGGCTATCGCCGTATTGGCGACCTGAAACAGGGCGACATTATTAGCGGCACCGATGGAGGTATGCAGCGTGTCGTATATCGCAAAGACCACGGCAAACTTCCAGCTTACAAACTAAGGTTTGTCGATGGTTCAGAAGTTATTGCCTCCTACGACCATCTATGGAACGTCCGTAAAACTTGCTATCGCAGCAAGAAGCGCATCATTAACGGATTGTCTATCAATGACGATTATCGGGTATGGACAACGCAGATGATTGTCGAACATCTCACAAAACAAAAGAATGGAGAGATAAAGAACAGCAAACTGCTTGTTCCATTGTGCGAGCCTATCAAATTCACTCGCTCATGGGGCAACCGTCATTACAAGCCTTCATCGTCTCCTTATGTCATTGGAGCAATCCTTGGCGACGGATGTATCACAGATAATATCAAGAATGGCAGCTACGATGCAACGCTATGCTGTGCAGACGAAGGTATCGTGAAAGAGTTTGAGAGCGCTGGCATTGACATGACCAACTATGCGCAAAAACAAGGCAGTATAGCTTGTGATTACAGAATCAAGGATGACAGATTACGTAATGACCTTGAGGGTTTAAAGCTCTATGGCTGCGACGCTTTCAATAAGTCGGTTCCCGATTTCTATAAGTTTGGCTCTATAGAGACAAGATGGGCTATCCTTCAAGGGCTTATGGATACCGATGGTACTGTGGACAAGCGTGGACATTGTATGTTTACGACAGTCAGTGAGCAGCTTGCCAAAGACGTTAAGTTTTTGGTAAACAGCCTTGGAGGTCTTGCCACTATAAATAAGCACGAGAACCACTATACCAAGAATGGAGAGCGTATTGAGGCAAGTGATTATTATGATATTTACATCAGAATTAATCAGTCAGAACGCCTGTTCCGTCTTTCACGCAAAAAGAAGCTTTGCACCGAGTACAATGGCGGCGTAAGCGAGCTTGGCAGAAGAATTATAGACTTTGAGTACGTTGGAGAACAAGAGTGTTGCTGCATCGCTGTAAACAATACAAACTCTTTGTTTATGGTCAACGATTTCATCGTCACCCACAATTCCAAGTCCTTCTCCTCTCTCATGGAGGTCCTGAAGGACATACAAAACCCCGACTTCCACGCCACCATTCTCCGTAACGAGAAAGACGACCTTCAGTCCCTCGTCACCGACTCATACAAGCTCTTCTCCCAGTTCGGCACATACAACAAGTCCCAGAACGACATGACATGGAACTTCAACAACGGAGGATGGCTCAAGTTCTCATACTATGCCGGTGCATATCAGGACTTCAAGACACGCTTCCAGGGACGTCAGTTTGCATACGTCTGCATCGACGAGGGCACGCAGTGCCCGTACAAGAAGTTCAAGTACCTCCTCACGAACAACCGTAACGCATCACAAATCCGAAACCGCTTCTGGATAACCTGTAACCCCGACCCCGAGTCATGGGTACGCAAGTTCATCGACTGGTGGGTGGACGAAGACGGCTACATCATACCCGAACGAGACGGAGTCATACGCTACTGCTTCATGGACGGAGACACACCCGACTCTATCTACTGGGGAGACACGCGCGAGGAGGTCTACGAGCAGTGCCGTGGCATCATCGACAAGCTCTGGAAGCCCAGCTACGAAGAACTTGGCTATTCCAAGCTCGAAATGTTCATCAAGTCAGCCACCTTCATACGTGCCGATGTGTCCGAAAACATCAAGCTCATCTCCACCGACGTGTCTTATCTCGCCAACCTTGCGCAGCAGGACGAGGAGCAGCGAATGCGCGACCTCGAAGCCAACTGGAACTGGAAGGCAGCAGGCGACGACATGATAAAGATGGACGACCTCGAAGCCATATTCGACAACGCTGAACAGACCGACGACGGCATCAGACGGGCTTCTGCCGACATCGCTTTCACGGGAGGTGACAATTTCGTGATGTGGCTATGGGAAGGATGGCACTGCAAGGACCTTATCGTACTGCGCCTCGATTCCAAGACGCTTGTCTCCACCGTAGAGGCGAAGCTGCGCGAATGGGGAGTGGAAGAGTCCAATTTCACGTACGATATGCAGGGCATCGGACAGTACTTCAAGGGATTCTTCAAGGACGCCGTGCCGTTCAACAATCAGGCTGCACCATTGGCACAGTCACGAAAGGAGGAAGAGGGCATAAAGTACCTCTACAAAGACCTCAAGTCGCAGTGCGCGTGGCTCTTCTACAAGATGGTGAAGGAACGCCGCATATCCATAGACGCCTCGCTGCTTGAGCGCAAGTATTCGGGAGACGGATTCGAGAAGTGGACACTGCGCCAGATTCTCCAGAAGGAGCGGAAGATGCTCAGACGTGATGAAGACGGAGATGATAGGGGATTCAAACTTATGCCTAAAAAGAAGGCAAAGAGATACGTAGGACACTCGCCAGACTTCTTCGAGTCTTGGTTCTACAGGATGATTTTCAGCTTAACAAAGAAAAAACACAATAAGGTAAAAGGATTATGGAGATTTTAAAGGTAAGAGAGATTCTTGTCAAGAAGCCGTTCTTCGAGGTCACGCCGGAGGGCTACAAGAAGCACGGAGCTTGGACAACCAACATCAGAGAGGACGCGACGCCGAACATGCCGGAAGACTCTGTCTATCGCAACATAAAGACGCAGGCGGATTTCCTGCGAGAGTTCTATCCCACAGGACACCGCATATTCGACGACAAGGAATATCCCGATATATGGAAGCAGGACCCCGACACCGGCAAGTGGTATCAGCAGCCCATCACAAGAACGGCGTTCGCCTTCCAGCAGCTCATCCACACGAAGCACGTGCTCCACCTTACGGGCAACGACGTGCAGTTCGAGCTTGCTGACAGCGGAGACGACAACAGCGAGGAGGCTGACAAGGCTCAGAAATATCTCAATGTTTTCAAGAAGGGATGGCTCATGCACGATATGGAAATACGTTTCTTCGAGGCCATCAGCGCATACATGAAGGTGGCTGACTGTGCCATCGTGGGATATTTCGACGAGAACGGAAAGTTCGGAACACGAACGCTATCATACGACCGCGGCGACAGACTCTATCCGCAGTTCGATTCACTCACCGGAGACATCCTGTGCTTCGCAAGACGTTTCAGCGACTTTGACGACGAGGGCAACGAGATAACGGAATGGGTAGAGGTGTGGGACAAGACCAAGTTCTATCGTTTCAAGCGAAGCGTAGCGCAAGGCAAGACACAGAAGGTCATCACGTATGTAGCCAAGTTCTTCGGCATCGACGGATATAATCTCGTAGAGGAGAAACCGCACGGATTCCCGTTCGTGCCAGTGGCTTACGCACGTAACGAGGACGGACCCTGTTGGTTCATGGTGCAACACAACATCGAGGACTACGAGGAAGCCTTCTCTTATCTCTGCGAGAACAACAAGGCATACGCATTCCCCATCTTCTATGTCAAGGGAGACGGAGAGGACGTCAACATCGTAGGAGACGAGGTGACCGGAGCCGTCAAGTCCATTGCGATGAACGACACGGACAGCGAGGCGGGATTCCTCAACGGAACGGACGCGTCCAACGCATTCGCCACACAGCTCAACAAGTCATACGACCTCATCTACGAGCTGTCATTCACCGTCAAGCCGCCAGAACTCAAGTCTGGCGACCTCCCAGGCGTAGCCATAAAGCTCCTCTATTCGCCAGCTCTTGAGATTGCCATGAATGACGCACAGAAGCTACAGCCGTTCCTCGACAAGCTCGTCACCATCTGCAAGTTCGGCATAGGCACGGAGGAAAATTACGTAGCCACAATGACAGGTCTTCCCATCAACGCATGGATATCACCATACACCCACGCCAACAAGACGGAGCTGATCACAAACCTCGCCACTGCCGTCCAAAACCACTTCCTCTCCAAGCAGACAGCCTCCGAACGCTGCCCCGACTTCCCCAAGAACGGAGAGTTCGAGCGCATCATGCGTGAGCAGAAGGAGGAAGACCAGCAAGACCTCCTCATGGACATGCAGCGTGCCGACAACGAAACCGAAAACGCCATAGAAAAGCAGGAAGCCGCCGCCAGAATAAACAAACAGCAAAGCGGCTCCGACGTCAATACCGGAGGAGGAAGAAAGGCAGGACGTCCCAACCGGTCAGGAAAAGACTGGGATGAGAACAATAATTACCCCGGCAGAAACAACTGGGACGCCTACAACCGCAAACACTAAATTCCCAACACTATGTCAGCACAATACGCTCTTCTTCGCTCCAAGGCACAGCTCGCCTGCGAGTCACGCATCACAAAGCTCCTCTTCTCTGCCGCCAAGCAAATCACGCAGGCGGCAGGGAAGTACCGTCGCGGGAACGTCCTCTCCAACGAGCAGGCGCTCCTGCGTGAAGCCCAGACCATCACCTCAAGGCTCGCCGATGGCATCGAACGTCAGATCCATGACTACGCCGTAGCCTCCACCGCCCACCTCAACATCTCCTCAGGAGAAGTCGAGAGCTTCCTGACGTCGGAATATTACGGCAAGACATCAGCGCAGCGAACAGCCCTCTACCTCCGCCACTTCGCCGAAGACATCGTAAGGATGTCCAAGGCAGGCATCATGATGGGCTACACCGACACGCAACTTCTCTCTTCCGTCCGTACAGGCTACAAGAATCCCTACCTCGCCTCTGTCATCACGAAAGCAAGGACAAAGGACATCAGCATAGCCACACCATCCTACGGCAAAGGCATCTTCCATTCAGCCTTCCAGAACATAACAAGGAACGCCCGTCAGATGGTAGCCGTAGCATGGGGAATAGCAGAGCAGCAGTATGGTAAGGAGTCAGGAGCCATAGGCTTCACGGTTCACAGAGGCAGTTCATATCCCTGCGCAGTTTGCGATGACGAAACCGCCTACGTCCACCACTTCGGCGACCCCTTCCCCCCGTTCCACAACAACTGTGTGTGCCTCATAAAATTCATTTACAACAAAGATTAAATAACCACAAACTATGTCAGATTTCTCACTCTCAGTAGCCGTCCACTCTCTCAAGAAGAAGTACGGCATGTCAGACCCAGCTTACCTCATCTACGCCGACCTGCGGGCAGCAGGATGGGCGCAGCACGATGCTTGGGCAGTAGCCTTCAACGGCAAAGGACTGACCTGGCCGAAGGCAGAACTGCAAAAGGAAATAGCAAAGCTCGAAGCCCTCGACTCAGTACAGACACGCATTGCCGAGCTGCAAGGCAGAAACGCCCCTAAGACCGAGGAGATAACAGCCGAGGAGCTTACCAAGGAAACCTCCAAGGAGTCCATCCTGCGAAAGCTCGTAGCAGCAGAGAAGAAAGCCAAGAAAGGCTCACCCGACTGGCTCAAGATAGTCTCCCTTATCGCAGACTACAACAAGATCAAGCAGGACGAGATAGACACCGAGTCCAACACCATCCATTTCCACCTCCCTGTCCAATACCCCAACCGCTGCGAGGAATGCCTCATCTTCCAAAACGGAATGGCAACAGCACAAAAGAAAAAGAAATAGTTAACCGGTGTTAATGCAAGCTGCCACTCAAGGTAATAATAAAATAATATCGTATTTTTGCAATGGATGTTTCGTATAAGTGATTATTTACATGTTATTTTGACAAAAAAGCGACTACCAGTGATGGTAGCCGCTTTTCTTTTTCCCCTTAGTCCTTCCCTGCAAAGACCCCGATTCCTCCCGAGTTCTCGTCCTCAGGAAACTTCTTCCCTGCCACAAGCTCAAGCGTCTTGTTAAACACATCAGCAATAAGCTCGTCATTAAACGTAGGGAGCACACCCACAGGAGGCAGCACCTTAGTCTCTGCCACCTCCATTATCACACGCAGCCCAAGCTCAAGAGCCGCCTTGTCCTCCACAATCTCAACAAACTTCTCTATCATATCCTTTTCTTATAAAATGTTAACAATAATCACAGCAGCCACTCAGAAAGGCTCAGCTGCACAGTAAGGCGCCAGCCCCTATAACAGCCTATAGCCGCTAGCCCCGCCTATCACAAGTTCCCCGTCAAATATTCTCCAAGGTTCACCTTCTTTCCCACTAAGCTACCCTCTTTCTGCTTCTTCTTCTGCCAGTCATCCCACAGCTTGTCCATCTCTTCCGCCGTATGCTTCTTGCTGCCGTCAGCGTTCTTGGCTTCATCCTTCGGGTACACCACAAGAGGCTGGTCAGCCACCATCAGCCCAATCTGAGCCGCCGTATAGCCCCACCAGTAGTCGTAAGCCCTTATGCCGAACCTACGCTCAAACAGAAAACCGAACTTCTCGGCTAACGAGTAGGCTGCTCCCCAGCTCGTTCGGCTTGGATAGCTTTTACTTCCTCTTTTGTCATCGCCATCATCACGTCCGTCATCCCGGTCGCTAATATGGTAAGCAGAGAGCACGCTGTCGATGGAATTTTTTTTTTCGCCACATCCACCACACGCAGTATCTCCACCGCATCCACATCCTTCACGTAATACAGCCAACGCCAAAGCAGAGCATAGCGCAGGCGTATCTTCCAGATGTTGTTAAGCAGCACCAAGGCACAAAGCTTGCAGTTACGCTTAGCCTCGTTCTTCTCCTTCATCACCACATGCGTAAACCGTCGCACCGTGCCATTGCTAAGCCACCCTATCTTCCTCTTCTTACCGAGAAACACCACATCGGTGCTCTCAGCAGCCATCACATCATCCAGAATCTTCTGAATATCCAAAGAAGGCTGCTCTATCTTCTCCTTCTCTTCCATTTCTTCTTAATGTTTGTTAATAACCCAATGGCGCCAGCCCCTAGAATAGCCTATAGCCGCTAGCCCCGCCTATCACAGCAGCCCCAGTCATTTCACATCCTCCTTGATAAACCCTACTTCCTCACCATAGTCCTTACCTGTCATCTCGGATATGATGAAGTGCTGTCTAAGGTCAGCCTCTGTCACGCCATACACCTCATAAGCAATACACTTCGGGGTCTTCTTCTTCACAAAGTGGCAGTCGTCCCACAACACCCTGCTGAACTTGTTGCTCGAAGGAATGTCATTGTCGTCCAGGTTGTTGTCGTTACAGAACTGCACGAAGCTCTCATAGAGCAACGACACGGGAATCCTCAGACCAATCTCGTTCGACACACGGCGCTGGTGCTTGATGTCGTAAGCCATCAGCCAGGAAAGCACCGGCTGACTCTTCAGATAAGCCATAATACGGTGCTTCTTCGAACCCTCTGCCTCGGGGAATCTGAAGTGGCGCTCTCTGAGCTTCCTCTCGCCCTCAAGCAGCCAGTTGAATACACCCGAAAGCTCCTTGTTGATAATCTTCGAAGCCAACTCAGGGTCCTGCTTCTCCTTCGGGACGGTCACCTCGAAGTTCACATACTGCAAGCGGCGTATCATGCCGAGAGACGTGTCGTTGCTCTCTGGCTCGCTGTTGAGACTGAAGATAAGGTAAGGCACAGAGCGCGACTCAAAGACGTCCTCACCAAGCTTTCTGTAAGTAATAGGCTCACCGCTCACAAGACGCTTGAACATACCAGTGTTCTTCTTGCCGAACTTGCGAACGTCAGAATCGCTCGACCAGTTGAAGATGGCGTTACGGATTGGATAGCGACCGCGCATACCCTCGTCACCGTCGGCGGTCAGGTCGGCATAGTCCATCTTCGATATGCGGTCAGGACCGAACAGCGCACACATCACCTCAAAGATGACGCTCTTGCCGTTAGCGCCCGAACCGATCATCATCAGACACAGCTCTATCTTGTTCACCACCTTGCCGTCATACACGTTAAAGGCGTCACCGCGCTGGACAAGACCAAGGCCGAGGAACATCTGGAGGATGTCACGCGAGTCCTTGTCAGGAAGCACGTCCATAAGGAAGCGGTTCCACAACGGACACTTCGCCTTAGGGTCAAAGTCGTATGGATGATAGTACGTCACGTGATAATGCGGAGAGAATGGCATCGCCTCGGGCTTCGTCTTGCGGGATAAGGTGAAGTCCACAACGCCGTTTCTGAACGCCACGATGTCAAACTGAGGCACAAGAGTGTTGTAGTTCTTTATCGTCGCGATGAATATCTCCTTGCGAAGGCTCGTACGGTTCATCACCGGTGCCACGCAGAGCTTCTCCAATAGCAGCTGATACGCCTGCTCGACGATGCTCACGTCCACCACCTGATATATCCTACCGTCGAACATATAGAACGCAAAGGCAAAATACTTCACAGGGCAGTTCTTTGCCAGCTCGCGTATGTTACGGCAGAAGCGGGCCAGCATGTCGTTATACTTCGCGCTGTTCGTATTGCCCCAGTCGCCACGCAGAGCCTGAAACTCATACTTGTCGTCCATGCTCATCGTGAGAAGCTGGGAGAACAGCATGTCAATATACTCGCCGCTACTCTTTGCCATCCACGTCCTCCTTTCCGCTGTTAACGTGCTTCTCCTCCGCCGCATCCACAGTCTTCTCGCCGCTACGCTTCAGATATTCCGTCAGAGCCTTGCACTTGTCTGCCTGATACTGCTCGTCACCCACCACGGAGGTGTCCATATACATGCTCGTAAACACGGACTTCGAGTTCTCGCCGTCAACGCCGGTCACTCTCCAGTCTCCACGACTGTCTTTCTTCACGTCAAGCGCCTCGATGGCGTCATAGGCAGTAGTGCCAAGCATAAACTCCACAGCCCAG